ACAATAGCTACGGCGGCTTTGGCGGCGACACTGGCGGCAGTGACACAATGGGGTTTGCTGGAACATACGCCCACGGCGGCATGGTAGATGCCCGTCACCTCAAAGGCCGCGCTCCTGCTCCAGACGATGGCTACGGTGCTTTGCAGGGCGGCGAGTACGTTATCACCAAGGCGGCGGTGGAGAAGTACGGCAAGCGTTTGCTCGACGCAATTAATAACGGGACATTCCGATGACAGACGATGACTTTCGTCGCCTTGAAAGCAAGGTTGACAAACTAACCGACGCCGTTGGCAAGTTAATCCTGTTTGAGGAACGCCAAGCCAACCAGGGCGCTCGCATTGGTGCTGTTGAATCTCAACTCGGCATCCATGAGGCCATGCTGCATCGTACTGACCGTAAGATCGATCAATGGGTTAACAGAGGCATGGGCGTTTGGGCTGCGGCGGCAATCGTTTTCAGTCTTGTCCAGTTCTGGAAAAAATGATTGACGTAACCAAGGCCATTGGAGCCGTTGCTGCAAGCATTGCAGCCATTGGCGGCGGTTACACCTTGGCAGACAAGTTTGGCTGGTTTGACAGGGCCATTCTTGAGTGGTCACCTGAAAACTTTAAGATCGTAGCTGAAGCAGGAAAGCCTATCAACGTCACTGTTGCTCGGGTCAAAAAGCGTGATGATTGCTCTGTAGAAAGTTTCACCCCAAGTGTCCGTGACGCATCAGGCATGGTGCATGAAGCAACTACTACAGCAAGCAAATTTAGTGGTCCAGCGGGACCAGAGATTGATACGTTTACCTATCAACTCACTATGGTAAAAAAAGAGAAGATTGCACCGGGTAAAGCAACTCTGCTGGCAACCATTAAGTACAAATGTCCAGAAGGGGAACGTGTTGTTCAATACCCCCGCCATGCCAATCTTAGTTTCGACCTTAAAGGCTAATCAATATGGACTGGCTCAAACAAATTGCACCAACGATTGCCACGGCTCTTGGTGGCCCATTGGCTGGCATGGCGGTGTCTGCTATCTCCAAGGCCATCGGCGTAGATGAAGCAAAGGTAGGCGACCTAATCAGCAACAACAAGCTAACCGCTGACCAGATCGCACAGGTCAAGCTGGCTGAGATTGAATTGCAGAAGCAGGCACAGGAACTTGGCCTAAACTTTGAGAAGCTGGAAGTTGAAGATCGCAAGAGCGCTAGGGATATGCAGGCCACGACTCGCTCAATGATGCCGCCATTGCTTGCTGGCGCTGTGACAGTGGGCTTCTTTGGCATCATGGTGATGATGTTCTTCAACCAGATCGACTCCAGCAACCCCGCTATTCTGATGATGTTGGGCAGTCTTGGTACAGCCTGGACGGGCATCATTGCTTACTACTTTGGTTCCTCTGCCGGTTCTCAGGCCAAAACTGATTTGCTGAGTAAAAAATGACGCCGCACTTTACCCTTGCCGAGTTGACGCACACTGATCACCGCAGCCTAGACAACACGCCAAACGCGCAGGAGTTGGCAAACCTGCAAAGGCTGGCTGAGTTTCTAGAGACAGTCAAAACAGCGCTTGGCGGTAAGCCAATAATGATCAACTCAGCGTTTCGCTCCAAGGCCGTTAATGACGCCGTGGGCAGCAAAGACAGCTCTCAGCATAGGCAAGGCTTGGCAGCAGACTTCCGAGTGCCTGGGATGGCTCCTGACGCCGTTGTGAGGGCAATCATTGCAGCCAACCTGCCGTTTGACCAGATTATCCGAGAGTATGACTCTTGGACGCATATCAGCATCAACGACAAGCCCCGTCGTCAGGCGCTAATCATTGACAAGCAGGGGACTCGGGTTTTTTCGTAGCAGTTTCATTGCATCCCGCAGGTCACCCCTGAGTTGCTCAAGCGCCTCTTGCTGGGCCTGTAGCCGTAGGTAGGCGTCCAGGGCAAACTTGTCCAGCGTCTGACGCTCCCAGGCTGCAAAGTTCGGTAGATCGTTCAATCTGATTCCTTATCCACTCCGGGCCACCAAGCTGCAATAGTTTGATGCGCTGTGCCTTGCTGAGTTTAACGGTGTACACCACCTCAAGATTTTGGGTGGGACGTTTCAAGGGCGTTTCCTTGGCAGCGGAGCCCAAAAATCCCAGAACTGAGTCTCACCGGGCCGGTGGAAATACTGACCCAGAGAAGCCACGCCACCGCGCCCAAGCAACAGGATTTTCACACCGGTCGGGGTGCTGGCATCGATTGGTATCCAGTAATAATCATCGGACACAACTGCGGCCTTTGTGCTGTCCAGCTTGTACTTAATCTCGCGTTCGATGCGCTCAAACTCATCGTCTTCAGTGATCATGTGTTGCGCTCCTTCAAATGATCGGCCACTGCCCGAATAACGCCTCTGCCCAATTCGCCTTGACCTAACTCTTCCGTCCAAAATTCTAAGTCTTCATCCGTCAGCTCTACCCACGGGCGCTGTGCTGCGGGTGGGGTGGTGTAGAGTGCATAAGCAACGCAAGTACCCCCGATGCGTTCTGCCTCTGCTTTTGCGTCAAGCCACGCAAACTCACCACGCCACATTTTCGAACAGCCTTGCACCGCCCACGCCACAGGCTCGGCTTGCTGCTCTGGCTGTGGAGTATCTTTGCAATTTGCTGGGCAATATACACTTTTGCACTTGTAGCAAGGGCGGTCGTAAATAAATCGGTAGTCATATTGCTCCTGCGTTGTTTCTGCCAACGCGGCGCGAAGGGAAATGATTGCTTTGCGCTCTAACACAATCCATGCGTCACCCTTGGCTTCTAACGCCTCCAGCGCCTGCTGCATTACTTCTCTGTCAGTCATGTATTTCCCCTTGCTCTGATGGCATCGGCAAGCCATTGCCCATGTGTGTATTCTTCACACACCTTCGCGCATTCCTCACGTTCACGCTCGGTTATAAGATTGGCAAAGCGTTCAATAGCAATTGCCTGAGAGTCGTAATACGGCTGAAGATCAGCTTCCCGCGCCAGCTTGATGATGTCTTCTTTGGTCATGTCAAGTACCCCACGAGGAAAGCAAACGCCGCCAACGAGATCGTGGTGATTGCCACCGCAATGGACAGTGCTACCCAGTCGGGTTTGTACAACGATTCGATCTCGTCGTCTTTGATTTCGTCGTTCATTTGGCTTCTCCTTTAGCTATTGCAGCACGGGCTTTTTTGCCAATGACATTTCCGGGGTCGTACTCAACAAAATGAATGCACTCTTTCAAAAGCGCCAGCAGTTCTTGATTGATCTCATGCAACCGGCGCAGTTCAGTGGCGGCTTTGCACATTCCGGTGTAGCTGATTTCGCCTACATCAAGCGCATCAGCCAGCCGCAAGGCTTCTGGTTGTGTCATGTCAACTCCTTCAGTTGTGCCTGTAAACGTATGTGAAAGCTATCCTCGCCGTCATCACCAGACAGCAGCCAATCAATACGCTGTGCGTAAACGTAAGCCAGCTTCAGCGCCTTTACAGCCTTCTCAAACTCGGCAATAGTTTCGGGGCTGTAGTGGCGGCTAACTTCCGATCCCCACTCATCATTTGTGGTGCTATCGTTATTTAAAACGGCAGAGCCAATGTCATCTGCCATGTCAAGCAGATGATGCTGCTTGTAGTTGAAGTGTCCGCCGCTCATGTCCGGTTCCCCCGTGATGGCAGTTTGTAAGCGTCCATGCTCCCAGCCCGTGGCACCTGTGCGGTGTAGTCGCCATCGCCCGTTTTGTAGTGTTTACGCTGCCACAAATCGTTTTGAGGGCCGGTAACTTCACCGGGCAACTTCTGGCGCTCGATGTACTTGCCCATGCTTTGTCGTGCTTCTCGGCTCAAGGTTAGGCTCGGAGTACGCACCATGTGAGTCGGTGTGCGGTTGACTTTGATTTCGTCTAGGATGCTCATTTCGTTCTCCCAATCATGTTCTCTGGATGCAGCAGCCATTTGGTGCCGAGGAAGCGCACGGACTTGACCCATGCGCGTTGGTTGTGGCGGTCAATGCTACGCATGCCGCTGTTGAAGTGCTTACGCACTCGGGTAAGCATGTTGATCTTCATGCTGCTGCCTTTGCTGCGGCTCGCTTCTTGGCGTAGTACGTGCGGGCGTAGGCCGCCTTCTTTGCGCGGGTGCTCTCCAACGTCTCCATGGGCTTGACTGCCTTGGGCTTCGGGCCGGGTTTTATCTTGAATGCTACAGGCGCTGGTGTGGCCGCAAGCTGTTTTTTCAGGTTGTTGACCTCCATGCGTACGCTCTTCAGCATGACCTGCAGATGCAGGTTTGCGGTTTCAAGTTCGTCCAGCCGGCGGAATACGTTTAAGTTTTTGATGTTCATGCTTGTTTCTCCATGCTTTGTGCTAACAGTCCTCTGGGCCACAGGAAGGCGGAACTCTTTACCGCGCCAGCCTCCAGCAGTTCCCGTACCGTCCACACCTTTGTTGGTGTCAGCTTAGTAAACCCCGGCGCCACGTAGCAGGGCAGGGTGTAATGCGGCAAGAACGTGATGTCGTTGAGGATGTATACGGTCTGTTCTGCCAAGTCATGTCTATCTGTTCTCATGTGTGTGTCCTAAGTTACCAGCAGCGACGTTGCTGCCGGAGTGAATCATACAACGACTTTTTGTACTTCACAATACTTTTTTCGTAAAAATACGCACATGGGCCCAAAACTGGGTATGATCAGGCCCAGCGACAACAATCCCGTTGTCGTTTTAACGGAGATACACACATGAGCCTAGAGCTTGAACTGCAGCGCTGCACGGCAGCGTTGGGAGCCCTGTCAGAAGCCCTGTCAGCGGCATTCGGAAAGGTCCACACTTTTACCGTCATCGATACCGCCGCGCCGGCCAAGGCCGAGGTGGTGCCCCCAAAGCCACAAGCCGCCCCTGCAGCTTCTACGACGAGCGCCACGATCCCGGCTTCTGGGACGCCGGATGTCACGCCAACGATTGAGTACGCAC